GTACACGGTGGCGGATTTGCATGCCGCCGCGATGCAGAGCTTCCAGCCATTTGGTGTGACGCAGGGCATTACTGCTCAGATGCCGGACACCGTATTCCCTCGCGGGCGAGTGATGTATGGCATGGCGCGCGACGTGATGAGTAACGTGGCTGACCAGTGCAATGCCAACTGGCAGATTGTGGATGGTCAGGCGCAAATGGTCAGCACTGAAAAGTACATCTACGAGGCGATCGTGCTTAACAGCCGTACCGGACTCATCGGCATGCCTCAGCAGACCATGGGCGCTGGCGTTAACGTGCGGTGCCTGATTAACCCCAACATTAGAGTTGGCGGTCTGATAGAGCTGGACCAGGCGTCTGTGTATCGATCAGCGCTCTCCAGCGACGAAGTTCAGCGGTCGGGTGGACGGATTTTTGAGACCGAAAATAACGGGAATCTGAGCGTCAGCGGAATACTGCAACAGCCCGCAAGTATTGCGACCGATGGCGTGTATATCGTGCAATCCATCAGTTATACTGGTGATACACGCGGGCAAGCCTGGTATATGGATTTGATGTGCAGCGCCAGAGGTTCCGCAGACCTTCAGGCGAACATCGCACTTACAAGGACTGGGCCTCAATGAAAACAAGGATAGCTACTGCATTGACGCTCGCTTTGCTTCTATCCAGTCAAGCAGTATCAGCGGCAAATGATAAACCCTACATGAAGTGCGGCCCCTTTGTATTCGCCACTCCTGCAAGTGAAGACGGATGTGTAAGGATAAATGGTTTAAAGCCCGTAAGTCAGAAGGTAACTTTCATTAAGCAGCAGGGTGATTACGAAAACATCCAGATGCAGTGGATAGTTCCTCGCACAGACTTTCCAGGCCACTATGGCATGGACTACATCAAACGTAATGGCAAAGCCATCCTGAACGTCGAGGCCATCCGTTCAAACATGAATGAGCCGCGAATGTTTGGGACGTACGATTGCAGGCGGGTGAAATAGTGTTAAAGCTCTTTTAGCTTTGACCGATATTCAGTATTGCTGTAACTTTACGCATCAGTTTTCGAGCCCACAACGTATTGGCGATTTGATGATTCAAGCTAAACTTAAAGGATTAAAAGAGGCGATCACTGAGCTAACGCTCCACATCGAAAACGGAACGCAGCTCGACCCTTTTACCTTGAAGGGTAAAGTTGCTTTTGCTGAAAAACTTACAGATCAAGCTATGAAGTACATGTTGCTCGGTTTGTCATATGGTGCGGCAAAGCAGAACGACAAGGCTATAAAATTTTTCAGGATCGGATCTGAGTATGGGGACGATAGGGTTGTTGTTAACTTCCTTACTTACCTTAGTCATACTGGCCAACATGACCTCTATCGTGACGAGAGCATAAGATTAGTAAGATTTTATCAAAACAATCCCCGCATCTTACTGCTTGCACGTAATGCTAGCTATGCTGATGGAGATGCTAAGTTAGCTCTATCATTCGCGCATAGATTACTAACGATGTTGCCAGATGGTCCGTTGAAAGATGCTTCGCAGGAGGACGTTGAAATGAGAGACGCTCAGCTTGCTAAATTTATTGATGCGACTGATATAGATGCTTCTCGTATCAAAGAGTTGACACGTATGGTTGCTAACATGACAACAAAGTACGGTGTCATCGCGATATCACATGATTATTACACCAGCCCGGATGGAAGTGCTGCGATAGTGTGCGATGTGATTTGTGATGATTCTGACGTAATTTCTGATATGGATATCGACATAGCTACCGAATTAGCCATGTCTGAATACTTCGTTGATAAAAATGTGACTGCTTGGTATAGAGGCAACAAGAGAGAAGAGGTAGAGCACACTGTATGAGCATTCATGGAAAGGATATCTTTGCAGTTGCTGAACACTGTGTTCAGCATGCCGATGAACATTTCTCACGCAGTGCGATTTCCCGCGCCTACTATGCTCTTTATCACGAAACCTGCGCAATATTGAAGCATTGCCCACCCACAACTCATGATGGCGTGGTTCAGTATTTGCTGACAGGAACTCGCAGAAAATCAGAGCCCTATGAACTGATGGACTTAATTCGCATCGGCGCAGTTCTTAAGCAACAAAAGGAAAAGCGAAAGGCGGCGGATTATGCTCTTGACGTAGAAATAAAGCATGCCGAGGCCAGAAGTTCGGTAGATGCAGTAAGAAAAATACTAGAAAAGATAAGTGAAATAAAAGTATAAGACTCATTCATATAAACCCGCTTCGGCGGGTTTTTTATTGGAGCAAATATGCCAGTTTCACCACAATCACAGGCTGGCGGGGAGTCGCAGGCCTATAAAGCGCTGTCAGATTCCATCTTCTCCATGCTCCGCGTTTCCATGCCTGGCATCATCCAGTCGTTCGACCCAATCGCCTGCACCTGCACCGTTCAACCTGCCATTAGCGGTCAGGCAGTCGATGAACTGGGTAACTTCAAATCGGCACCGCTTCCTTTGCTTCTCGATGTCCCAGTGGTGTTCCCACGCGGCGGCGGATGCACGATTACCTTCCCGGTAAAGGAGGGGGATGAGTGCCTGGTCATATTCAGTGACCGCTGTATCGATTTCTGGTGGCAGAACGGTGGCATTCAGGAGCCGGTAGACCCCCGTCAGCATGACCTGTCCGACGCGTTTGCCATCATTGGACCGCAGTCTCAGGCTGAAGTGATAAGTAACATCAGCCCATCAACGCTGCAGATGAGAACCGATGATGGCGCGGCCTATATCGAGCTCGATCCAAACAGCCATGCAGTAAACATCGTCGCGCCGGGCGGCCTGAATGTAACGACGCCTCTGGCTAAGTTCAGCCAGGCGGTAACGATAACAGGCCTTCTGACGTGGATGGGCGGAATGGTGGGTAGTCTCGCGACTGGCGCAGCAGCCAAAATTACCGGCGCCATCGAATTCATCGGCAGCCTGAAATCCAACGGCAAGGACATCAGCGACCAGCACACACATAAAGGGGTTCAGAGCGGAACAGGTAATTCAGGCGGGGTAAACTGATGCGATACAGACGCGAAGATGAAAACGATGATTACACCTTTGGGAAAGGGGATGACACCTGGCTGATTAACTCACCGGAGTGTGTTGCTCAGGCGATTAAAACCCGATTCTTGCTGTGGTACGGGCAATGGTTTCTCGACACCACTGAAGGTACTCCATGGGTTCAGTCGGTACTCGGTAAGCAAAAGCCTGAAACGTATAACCTGGCCATCCGGAAAAGGATTCTTGAAACACCCGGCGTTAACTCAATTAAGTCGTTCGATACCAACCTGAACACCTCATCACGGCGTGTGATTTTCACCGCGACCATCGACACCATCTACGGAACGACGACCATCACAAGCGAGGCATAATGGCTCTCAATTTAGATACGCTGGGGCTCTCCGCTACGGTGACCGCCTCAGGGATAAGTGCGCCTGATTACCAGACGATACTGAGTAAACTCACCGAATATTTTCAGCAGATTTACGGTACCGATGCTTACTTAGATCCGGACAGTAAAGACGGCCAGATGGTGGCTTTGGTAGCCTTGGCGGTGCATGACGCTAACAACACGGCGATTCAGGTTTACACCTCATTCTCACCATCAACCGCGATGACAGACGCGCTTACCCGAAACATCAAAATTAACGGTATAACGCGAAAGCCTTCGACGAATTCAACGGTCGACCTGACGCTAAGTGGCACTGCCGGCACCACGATCACCAACGGCTCTGTTAAGGATGCGAACGGTATTATCTGGAACCTGCCCGCCAGCGTTACGATTGGGGTGAGTGGTTCAGTGACTGTGACAGCAACCTGCGCCGTTCCGGGCGCAGTAGCAGCTGTGATTGGCTCAATCACTCAGATAAACACTCCTACCCGAGGCTGGACGGCCGTAACTAACTCAGTGGCGGCAGCTGTGGGATCGGATGTGGAAAAAGACTCAGCAGTGCGCATCAGGCAGAGCCAGAGCGTTGCTATCCCATCCCTTACACCATTTGAAGCCGTCGATGGCGCACTGGCTAATGTTGCTGGCGTGACCCGGCATAAGCTTTATGAAAACGATACCGGCGCGACTGATGCCAACGGCATTCCCGGACATTCTATCGCTGCCATTGTTGAGGGCGGGGATGTCACCCTGATTGCACAAACCATCCGGGGCAAAAAAGGTCAGGGCGTGGGGACTTTCGGCAGCACAACTACCCAGGTGCCTGACAAATACGGCAACCCGCACAACATCAGCTTTTCACGACCGACTAATGTCCCGATTTATGTGGCTCTGGTGTTGAAGGTATTCACCGGATACACCACGCAAATCGGTGAGCAGATAAAGCAGGCGATAGCTGACTACATCAACTCTCTGACGATCGGGGATGACGTCTTGCTCAGTCGCCTCTATTCACCTGCAAACCTCGGTGTCGTCAGTGGCGGCAATGCTCGTTATTACGACATCAACAGCCTGCAGATAGGCAAGTCAGCCGGCTCTGCATCTGCTTCAAACATTGTCATTGCCTATAACGAATCCGCCACCTGCAGCGCAGCGAACATCTCCATTATGGTGTCGCCATGAGCAAATACACAGGCCGCATAACCAACTATCACCGGGGGAAACCCCTGTTTGTTGAGCACGTTGATTTGTCGACCCGGCCACTGACAGACGTGTCAGCTGCTATGCATGGCCTGATTTCAGCGTTTGATATTGATGAGGCGATTGGCGTTCAACTGGATGCGCTGGGTGAATGGATTGGCAGGAGCCGGATTGTCAGGCAGCCAATATCAGGAGTCTACTTCTCATTTGATACCGAAGGATTGGGGTGGGATCAGGGCATTTGGCAGGGGCCATATGACCCGGATGCGGGATATACAAGCCTGAGCGATGAAACCTACCGGATAATCCTGAAAGCCAAAATTGCCATCAACAACTGGAACGGGCAAAACGACAGCCTCCCTCCAATTCTGGAAGCAGCACTGGCAGGTTCAGGCCTGAAAATGCAAATTGTCGACAATCAGGACATGACCATATCCATATGGGTATTTCCAGAAACAGATATATCCCTTGTCTCTCGTGAGCTCATTGCTGCAATCAAACAGGGGTATCTGACTATTAAGGCTGCGGGGGTTTGGGCTGGAGATATTCAGACACCCTCAATATTAACACCATCTGTCGGGACGAAGTTTTTCGGATTCGACATGGATAATGAATTTATTGCCGGATTTGATGATGGCGCATGGGGAGTAACTCTTTAATGGCTACAAATAATTTTAAACCATTTGGTATCGCAACAGGTGCCAATGTAACGTCACAATCAGATTACGAGGCACTTGCAGTTCTGGCTTCAGGATTCTCATCTGGAAAAGCGTCATCTGCACAGATAAATAAAGCTATACGCCAGGCTACTGTTATGGCTAGCGTGTTGGCTCAGTTTATTGCTGACAGTTCAGGGCTGGATGTCCTAGATAATGGTAATACAACGCTTCCACTCGCAAATCTTAAAGCTGGCCTGATTAATAATAGTTATACATTGGCTAGGTTTAAAACCTTCACGTCAAGTGGGGTATTTAATGTCCCTACAGGTGTAACAACGATATATATTACTGGATGTGCTGGCGGTGGGGCAGGAGGAGGTGCCGGCGGAAGCAAAAACGGAGGTGATGCCTCCGGTGGAGGGGGCGGGGGTGCAGGGCAGTCAATTTACAAGAGACAATTCAATGTTACTCCAGGACAGGTCATAAATATAACTGTAGGTTCATTCGGTTTCGCTGGAGGAGGAGGCACTGCTGGAGGGGGAAATGGTTATGATGGTGGTGCTGGAGGTAGCACTGTCATTGGAGGCCTAATCACATTGACAGGTGGCGGTGGTGGCTCTGGAGGAAAAGGAGGGGTTGTTATTGGCGGATCTGCGGGAGGCTCTGGATTCCCGGCGGGCGGCCCTGGGGGAGGCTCAGGAGGTACGGGGTCGGGGGGAAACGGCACTGCTGGAGGAGGTAATGGTGGATCAGCTTTATTCGGTGGAGCAAGTAACGGGCCGCTAAATGGTGTCTCTGGCCCGAGTGCGTCAACATATGGCGGAGGGGGGGCAGGTGGGGCTGCTGCTAACTCAAATGCAAACTATGCAGGTGGTGCGGGCGGGAATGGTGCCGCGGGAATTGTGACTTTAGAATGGTGAGTAATATGGAAAATTCTAGATATGCTATTGTAGATGACGGTACTGTCATAAATATTGTTTTATGGAACGGCATTGATAATTGGGAACCTCCGGAAACTAGTGAGTGTATAAAGATAGGCGATGTGGAATACGTAAGTGAAGGATTTAAATACAGTAAGGAATCTGGATTTGAGCCGTAAAAAATGCCAGCCGTTTAGGGCTGGCTAGTTATTTAGTTGGGTCTTACCTTGTCTCTAAGCCTCTGAATTGGTTTGTCTATTAATGAAATTACTGCAATGCTTATAATAAATGATACGATGTAACCTGCAATGAAAACATCCCAGCCTCTTATATTCTCGGGCTTTCCTATGATTAACCAACCAATATATCCTCCAACGTATTGTATCAAAAACATTGGATAAGAAAGATCTCCAAGTGTTTTACATATTGAGCGAATACGGTCGGGTGGTCTTGAGTTGTGCAGCGTTACAATAGAAACAAGAGCAATTAACGTGCTTATATAAAAGTAAGCGGATTTATAAAAATCATAAACACCTAATGAGAGCCACCAGTTTAATAAGAACGTGATTATGACACTAAATAATACAGTTAATTGAGCGCTCATGGATAGATTTATAGAATGACGTTTTTCTAATAATTTAGAAAGGAAGCATCCGATAGCCCCAACGCTGAAGGGAAGCATCGCTGAAAGAAACGGGTAGTAAAGATACCCTGAGTTTATGGGGCTATAATAAATGTAAACATGTAGCGATGCTGCTAATATTAGCGTAATGATGGAAGTTGCAATATTTCTAGCTGAAAACAAAAATAAAATAAAGTAACACACTATCTCAACTGCGATTGACCAAGTAGATGGTATCAACCTGAACCTTGGCAGATCGGAATATAAAGAGTTAGGGATGGTGAGCACAGATGAGTCACTCAGGAATGCCCAAGGAAAAATTAATGCATTCCCTAATGTATCAAAGTGCTGTTGTGTACCACTCCATGAAGAGTGAAATACTGATGATGTAACACCTGATATAGGGATGAGCGATAAGCATAAAGATAGTGCAGCAAATACATAATAAGTTGGATACAACCTAAGAAACCTGTTGATTGAGAACTCTTTTAGTTTGAATTTATATGTATCATTCAGTATAAGAGTTATAAGATATCCACTTATGACATAAAAAAAGTTAACTGAAAGTTGCCCTATGTTTGGTATTTTTGCTGAGAGATGAAAAGCGATCACACAGCTAGCTAAAAAAAATCTGATTATCCCTAACATTCAGCTAAGGCTCCATGGTATGAGTGACTGCGTGTAAGATACCATCTTAAAAAAACAGCATCCAATTTAAGATAAATCGGAGTGCTAAAAAGCCCCGGTGACGGGGCAGGCATGTACCGCCCCCATCTCAGTAGACTACGTGGTTTGTGATTTGAGATTAGTCACTCCCCATCACAAGCGCCAACTAAAAACCCTGTGCCATCAACCCCTTTACAAATCTGTGAGCCGCTCCGCCTTGATCAAATCTACCGATCGATATTACTGTTTATCCATACAGTATTCGTCAGGGGAGGATTAATTATGCCGCGCGACTATGAAATCAAACATGCATTTATGAACTCTATGAGGCGAGAGCCGGGGCAGGGCGTTATTGTAACTACTCAGGAGTTTGTCCGTCAGCTGGAGCTGCTTAACTGGCACTTCAGCCTGCGTGAGGCTAACCAGTGGATAAGGGTCAACACGGTAACGTTCCGCGACGCCTCGACTCAGGAGGGTGAAGCGAAAACTTACAAGCAGTTCAACCCGAACGGGGGAATCTGAAATGGGATTTCCATCACCGGCAAATGACTACGTTGAAGGCCGCATAGATCTGAACAAAATTCTTATGCCTCACCCGGCTCACATGCTGATGATAGAGACGCCGGTTGGCTTCGCTATTGTGGACAGAACAGTCCAGGCGCAGACAGGCGACAGAGTAGCATCCCAACTCGGAGACTATTCGCAACTGGGAAGATTGTTCAGGACAGGGATTATCACCTCTGAAGGAGAGACGATCGATGGTGAGGGGCTGGACGGAATTATCGTGCTGGGGAAAGTGACGGCTGAGGTCGTGTCCGTGCATGAGCCGAGCAGGCCGATTATTTAGCCGTAGCACACATGTAGCACAAAAAAATACCGCAAATCACCTCAAAACCACCACTACGGCAGTTTGTGACTTGCGGTATGTCTCTGTAAAACCACGCCTCAACGCACAGCAACCTGATATGCTAAATATTCAAAGTGAAATTATGAATATGCAGGTTTAGTTATACTGACCTGCGCATTAAATCTTTCTGTTTGCCTTAAGATAAGCAGACTTGAATGTCAGCAATAATGTCAGTCCTTTTGCTAAGCCTATGACCCTGTACTGACGTCAATGCAGGCGTCATTGGCTATACTGTTCATTATTAGTCGTTACGCACCGGGC